CCGCCAGTCGGCGCGCAGAACAGGTGCGGCCAGTCGGCTCCTATGCGTCTCGCAAGGAACGAGCCGCCGCCACCCATATCTAAAGTCGATAATGTGCGCGGCAGGACACCGTTCCCCGTGTAGAGGTTGACGGCGAACACTTGCGAAATTGACTTTATAGTCGCCGAACTGTCCGCCAGCGTCGCCGCAACGGAATCGGCGTCGGTCACCCGCACTGTCCACGAGTAGCCGCCCGCCGTGGTCAGCGTCCCCGTCACCAGCCCCGCCGCGCTCATTGTCAGGCCGGCAGGCAGCGCTCCAGACGCTATCGTGTAGTTTCCATACGGCAGCACGCCACCGCTGGCGGTGTACTGGTAGCTCACCACCTCGCCCACGAACCCGCCCAGCAGGTCGCCGGCAATGGTCAGCGGCGGCAATGTCGGGCTGCCCGTGTCCACGATCAGTTCAAAACGTGGCATCAGCACGCGGTTCTGGTTGTCGTGGATTACCGGGCTCGTGCACTCGCTGATGAAACGATCGCTTCCCTCCAAGATGTACTCCCAGTCAAGCTCCCAAAGTCGGCCGTACTGGAAATCGGAGGCAATCCACCGCTTGTTCCACACCGCCATGTCACCAACACGCCAGCGGGCAAGGCCGTAGGACGCGCGGCGGTGCCACTTAAGCCCCACGGGCTGCGCGGCGTCATAGCCGATGGTGAACCCGTCCGGGAACGTCCAGTAGCAGACGCTGTGCCCCGAATCTTCCCAGGTGAACGCGAACGCTTGGCCCCAGTTCAGATTACGGATCATCTGCTCGATGGGGCGGGTTGAAATGCGGCGTGGCGAGTACCCGTCCAGCAGGTAGAATTGGCCGTCATCACCCAGCCAGTAGACCGTGTTGTCCATCTGAATCGCGGTGAATCGCCCGGCGCAACCGCGCTGCATGGTGATTCGCTTGGACTTGAACGGCTGTTGGAGCGCCCCAGTATTCTCGAAAAACTCCGTCGTCGTCTCGGAGAACAAAATCAGCTCGTTGTTACTGACGGCCATTGACACCAGCTTGTCTGGCGCAACTTCAGAGGTGAAGCGGTCCAGCGTGTTGTACTCAAGCGCATCCGCTAGGTCGGAGTGAAACGCATAGCGCCCAGCCGGCTCTATCTGGATCAGATAGCCGTCGATGAACACCACAGTGAAGGCACCCGGATAGCCGGCATCCGTAATGCGGGTCAGTGCCTGCGTCGTGGTGTTGTAGACGTACCCGGAAGATCCGGTGACGATGAGCACCTGGTTGCCGTTGGTGATCTGGTTGTGCGCGAATCGGACCCGACTGGTTCCGGGGATTGTCCCGCGCGAGGTGGCGGCCCCGTCGCTGCTGATCTGATAGAGCGTCTGGCCCACCACCGTGAAAAGCCGACCCTCGGCCTGATACACGCCACGGGCTGGCAATGGGTCAATGTCCACAAGCAAGCGCAGTCCGGGCGGCGTCTGGAGTATTACAGGCGTGCGCGTTCCCTGGCTCTCTGAAGCGCACGGCAGCCAGTTCAAAACGTCCTGCTGCGACCACGGCCGCGTCTCGTCGGCGTAGAACTCGCCAATCAGCGGAATGGGCTGGTTACGCATTAGCCCAAGATTCCGCCAAGGGTCAACCCGCCGCTATGTGCGTCGGATTCGTAAGGATTTGGTACTGCCAGAATTGGCCGGATCGGCGTTGCAACCGCCTGATCACGAATCAAGTCCTTCAAAAACATGGAAGCTCCTGCCCCGACCTCAGGCAGCGGCGTAACGCCGTACTGCGGGGCCAGCACCATCGCCAAATTGTACATCACACCGAGTTCCGCTTCTTCCGGCAAGGATATTTCATCGGAAGCATTGACGACAGGCGCCCAGCCAGTGGCTATGCCGTTGGCTTCGGTCCGCGTCATGAAGCGGTTCAAAAAACGGATGCCGGTTTGCATGTCGGCATCCTTCACCGGCTGCACCGGGCTAATGATCTGCAAAAGCCCTAGCGTATCTTTGATGAAAACGGCCGCTGTAGTCATCGCCTACCCCCAGAAGAAGGGGCGCCCGAAGGCGCCCCGAAAGTTCCACATGGATCAAGCAGTGTGGAAGCCCAACGCGATCATCCGCGTCCGCATCGCGTTTGCCAAGGTGATCACGGAGGCCAAGTCGGTGGCCACAGCGGCCGCGGCCGTGGCGGCGACTGTGACCACGAACGGGCCACTGGTCGTTGCGCCGGTCGCGCTTGCGAACGTGACCGGCTCGGACAGCACCGTGCCTACGCCAAGAGCGCCGACATAGTGGTTTCCGTTGCTGCGGTTGGAAACATTTGGATTTGCCATGATGAGATTCTCCTATCAGACCGGGATGAGGTTGGCGGGATCGTTGGCGATACGGCAGGCCCACTCGGGGCGAAGCGCGCCGAAGCCCCACATGATATCGAAACGGGTCAGGTTGGTGTCGTTGATCGCATCCGATGCTTCCACGACGCGCATGGAAATGCCCTCGTACTCGCGGCGGCTGTTCTTCCATCCCGTCAGTTCCGGAAGATCCACCGTCACGAACTGGAACGCCTCGGGGCGATACGCCATATTGATGCCGTAGGTGTCGCTCGCGGTGCCCAGGATGACCACATCCCCGCCGTCAGTCGGCGACGCAATTACGTTCTGCTCGCTGCCGCTGACCGTGATCGCCGGGTAAATCTGCAGGTTCCCGGACGCCGCAAGGGCTGCGGTGACCACGAACTGGCGCAGATAGCCCAGGGACGCTTTGGTCTGTGGGTGTACGGCCACGCAGCCTGCGAAGGTCACGATATCGCCGACCAACAGCGTGCCGGTGCCGGTGTCGATCGCGATGCTTGTCCCAGACTGGCCGGATCCGTTGATGTCGTAGAGGGCGTTAGCAGTGCCACGCTGGTGGACCGGCGCGACGGTCGAGCTCGACCAATCGAAGCCGGAGGCGCGGCCCATCACGCCTTCCTCGTACTGGACCTTGATCTGCTGCTGTGAGTTGAACAGGCCCGACAGCGCCGGGATGATCGTGGCATCGGCCGCGTTGTTGGTACACAACCGCTTGGTGCCCTTGCCGCCGCCGTTGTCCTCAATGAACTTTCGGGCGATGTTGGCATACGCGAGCTGGGTCCACTGCCCATCAGGGGTTCCGGTCTGGTTGGGCGTGGCCTGATAGGCCAGTGCCTGCACGTCGGCCTCAACGGTCACCGCCAAGTCGGCAATCTGCTGGCTCAGGTAGCGCCGGTCAAACTCCTCGATATCCAGCGCCAGCTCTGCAGCCGTGTACTGGATCGAAAAGTTCACCTGGTCGCGGATGGTGACCGGCTGAATCAGCGTCTTCATCGGCGCCGGCTGGGCAACGCGCCCATGATTGATGACCGCGTGCTGAGGGATCGGCACGCGAACCTGGTCGCCGATCTTGTAGGAGCCGTTGAATTCCTTCTCGTACGTCCGTGGGATGGACTTGACGAAGGTCAGATTTTCGCTGAAGCGCATCAACGCGCGATCAGCGATCATGTCAGTGGTAAGTAGTTCGTTTGCCATTTTGGCGCCTCACTCGGAAGGTTGTGGTGACCCTTACCGCTTCCATAGCGCAATGCGCGCGGATGTCGACAATTCCGGGGAGTTGATATCCACGGAGGGCTTGCCGGCGCCGCTAACAGTCTTTGGAGGCGGTGGGGCGTTGGTGGTTTTCTTCGGCGGAGCATGGGATGCCGCAGGCGCGGATTCACTGCTGAACTGATCCGCCAGTTTTGCCAGCTCACGCCCCCGTTGCATGGGTGACAGAGATAGCAGTCGATCGGCTTCTTCGAGATTTCGCGCCAAGTGGTGNGCTATGTCCAAATCTTGGTCATCACCAAGGAACATATCCACCAGCGGCTTGTATTCCGGATCAGAGTTGAGCTTGGAAGACTCGATGTCCTCCCATGCGCCGGCTCCGACTCGTGTCTCGAATGCGTCGATCCTGGACTTGAACTGTTCTGCTGCGTCGGCCTGCTTCCGCTTGCTCTCGTTGTCGCGCTGCTGCTGATCCCTTTCAGATATCCGCTGATCGACCTGATACGTCGTGAAAGCATTCAGGTCAAAATCAAAATCTTCCAGCGTCCTGCCAGCCGCCTTTTCTTGCTTGGGCGGATCCGGCTGATTGCTCTGAAATTCTTTCAGCACTTCTGCGCGAGTACGAGCGGCGGTCACTTGCCGTTCCCGTTCCAACCGTTCTTTCATCCATCGGGGAAGGCGCTGTTCCTTGCCTTTCTCGGGAGATTCCGCCGTTGGCGCGTTAACCCCTTCCGGGGGCGTTGCTGATTCCGCTTTCGCGGCCTGAGGCTTTGGCTCAGTAGTTACTTCGGACGATCTTTCCGGGCTTAGCGCTGGCACAGTGGCCGGCACGATTGCCTTCGTTGATGTGTCATTTGATTTCAGCGCAACAGGTGGCGCCGCCGCGGTTGACCCCGCGTCAGTTGCATTATCAGTCATGTTATCCTCGTTTGTCTAGTAACCCGCTAGACGCGGTGACCGCTGCTGCGGTTATTACTGATCGCCGACCGTGAAGAAGCCATCCGACGATTGCATCTGGGACGGAACTTGTTCTTGTGGCTGTCCATGGCCGGTCATGCTCCCTATCTCCATGCCGAACTGCGTCGCCGTGATTTGGTTCTCCAACTGCTTGCCCTCAGTCTCTGCTGCAAGCTTCTGAGCTGACGCCCTGTCCTTCTCAGCGCTGGCGATGTCTTTTGGGTCCGGTGGCGGTGGCTGCGGCGGCTGATCGTCCTCTCCAGGGTCTAGCAATCCTTGCGCCACCAGCACCTTTCGTGCGGCCTTCACATATTCATCCATGCCGGGAACGTCAAGCGATTTCAGCAGCATGAATTGCCCCATCATCCCGAACGGGCCAGGCTGCTGGCTAAGTGCCTGCGCAGCCTCCGCCAGCTCCATGCGTGACGTGTCGAAGCTCTTCCCGACAGTCACGGTCACGTCATACCTGCCGACTGAAAGGTCGTTGAGAATGTACGTCTCGCCCGTCTGCTGGTCCACCATCGGCCTATTTATCTCGACGTACTTTTCTGCGTTGTCCTCGCCAAGAATACGGATGGACCGATCAGCGTCGTAATAGGCGGGAAGCGCATCGACCAGGATTTCACCGAGCCTCTTCAGCGCCTTTGTCTGGTTATCCACATAGACAAAGTTTGCAATTTCTCCCTCATTCTGCCTCGCAAGAATCGCGCGCCCACTGGTCTCGTTAGAGCGCGCGCCCATAGAGGCGTCATAGACGCCCATGGTGGCCTTCATTTCGTCTGTCGCAATCTGCGAAAGGTTTGCCAGCGCTGTCGGCAACTGCGCCATGGGCTGGCGCATCGGCGGCGGAGATTCCCCGTCTGCGTTGTACAGCAACACAGGCGGGTCATCGTATCCAAGCCGCTCGTAGTAGCTCTCCAACCCCTTAATCTGGTTCGGCGTTGCCATCAGCGGATTGTTCGGGAGCTTGGCGACGACCTCGACCATTGAGGACATCTCAAAGTTGTGAATGGTCTGGCTATCGCGCCCGAAGCGCGTCATTCCGCTGTATACCTGCTTGCCGTCGATGCTTACCATGTCGCCCCACTGTGGGACGATAGGGATCATGGTTCCGCCCCATTTTGTAGGCTTCTCCAGTTGCCCGGCTCCCGATACGAGGCAAGAGTGCACCACGTCAACGGTAACCATGCGCTCCGTCTTGATCGTCACCGGGGCAAACGCCGGCTGCCCGTCCTCTCC